GTGGCGTTCTGCTAATCGTTCAAGTAGTTCTCCCATTCGATTTCGAGGATAAAGATAAGCAAGGGTATCTGTATCTGGTGAACTTCGATGTCGTCCAGTTCTACTTTCGACCAGTTGAAGCCAAGTAAAACGCCATAAATAGGGTAAAATCCGATATTAAAATTCATTGGTTATCTGGTTTATTTGTTGCAGCTTGGCTTTTAGATACGTTATCTGTTGCTTCAATTCTGCATTCTCTTTAACCAAATAATCATAATTAAGCACATTGGTTACCGATTTCTCTTCTGGCGTTTCTTGCTTTGGCAATTCACCTCGGATATGCAAGGCCGACTTCAATGCCGATTCATAAAAAGCGTTGCGCCTGTATTGCAACTTCTCATAGTGAATTATAGTCGAGTGGTCTTTGCCTAATTGGAACCCAAGCTCCGTTAGCGTGTACATAGGTCGGAACGCCTTGCAATAAGCCGAGCGGACTACCACGTTTCTTGCCTTGCGGCTTCCATCGTCTTCGTACTGAATGTAGTCGCAGAATGTTTTGTAGTTCACCTTTTGCCTCGGTATTGTGCCTTGCCCATCTGGCGTTGCGTTAGTACGTGAAGGAGTGGTACGCTGAATTGTTTGCCCTGCTCGTCCTGTATAAGCATCCACGCTCCCCAGTCCTTCCAGTTGCTTGCACGGCGGTAGTCAAGCACGACAAAACGCTTCTGGTCTATTTCAAAGATTTCGTCGATGTCAAACGGCAGGGGGATAAAATCGCCTCTCATATTAACTGCTCTTGAAGTTTTAGGATTTCGGCTTTTGCTTGGTCAAGTTGTACAAGCGACTGGTTTAGGTCGTAGCGTAGTTTAGAGTTATCTAAACGGGCTTCAAGTACCTTAACGTCTAACGTCCTTTTAAGGTCGACCATATCCTCCAGCATTTGCGTTGCCTTCCATAGCGAAAGCAGGTGGTCAACAATTACGGTTTCGGTCGGGTTGTCTACCGCTACTTGGTTAATCCAAAGGATAGCGTCATTCACACGGAGAATCTTGTCCCTAACGTGAATTTCCCAAGCGTCTTCAGAATGGTGCATCGGTGTCATTTAAGGTAATTTGTACAGGTGTCGGAGCGTCCAGCAAGTTATATCCGTCTATCTTAAATCCAACATTTCCTCTTATTGATTCCATACGAATAGGGTCACCCAGCGGAGTAGGTCGTCCGCCTGTTTCCATTTCTTTTGTTTTGCGAACGTGCAGCTCGGTAAATAACCAGTCGGTCGGGTGTTGGGCCATACGGTGAACCACAAGAACGCAATCGGCACGGTTGCCCCACTTACCCCCTCCTTCGATGTCCGAAGTCATTGGGGGCATTGGAAGCCCTGCGTATTGATGGCCCTGCGGAAAGGTTCTGCGCATTGCTTCGGTAACTGGGTGTGTGTTTACGACTGTTGTTACGTTGTTCTTGTGGGCGAACACCCGAATAGCCGAGGCCACCTCGTAGTGGTATTCGTGCATTCCTGTCTTGCCAAGTTTCTTTTGGTCTGTTGATAGTGAGTTGTACGGGTCAATAAGTGCGCCAGTGTATTCCCATTCCTCTTTGATTTCCTCCATTACCTTCAATAGGCCAAAGGCATCGTACAACTTGTTGCCATCTATAAACGTAAAGTATTCGTTTACAAAATCCAAATGCCGATACATAACGTGTTCTGGTATCTGTTGAATCGGAGCGCAGGCAAGAAACTCAATCATTTTTCTTTTGAGTGAGTGTACCTCGTTTTCTGCTGAATAGACCAACCACTTCTTTTCGTAGTTCTGGCTCTGCATAAGCATAAGGTAAATAAGCGTGTGCGTCTTACCCACGTTGGCGTGGCCAGTTACAACGATAAACTCCCCGTCTTTGAAACGCAGGTATTCGTCTATCTTCGGGTTGCCGAGCTTGCCAGTATCGAAATACTTGCCCGCCCTTGCTCGTTCCAGAAACGGCAGTACCGCTTCGTTGGTTAAAATGTCTGGGTGTCTCATTCTGTGTGTTTGGTCAAAAGTAAACAAAATATCAATACAAAAAACTCAAAGCAAAAAAAAGCCCCTCCGAAGAGGGGCCAGCAGTCCTAAAAAACACACACACTAAAAAGGACTGCTTTCTTCCACACGTGGAGCGAAGTGTTCCTCGTGACTTGCGCCCTTCTGCTCGTTGAGCATCCAAGCGTTAAACTTATCGGCAAGCTCAAAAATCTTATCTACTGGAATTGTTGCTCCTTGTGAAACGTAGGCCGCTGACATTTCAACAGCCGACTTCAAAGCAACTTGGCGAATAATGGACTTACCACGGTCGTCGTTACCCGCTGCGCTCTTTGCAAACGGAGCGGTGTAGTTGTTTTGGAATCCTGCTTTTTGAATCTTGATGGTTCCCTTCTCGTTCTTGGTGTAGGTAACGTCGTCACCTACTGCGTAAGGAGGGGTTGTGGACTTTGCGAAAGTCGTTCCGAAGTCGCCATCGTCAAAGCGTACTTCAAACTTGAAAAACTCGTTCCACTGTCCAGTGGGGGTGATGCTGGTGATTTTAGCCATTTTGCAATTCGTTAATTAAGGTTCTTTTTAATACTTCGTTTTCTGCTTCGAGGAACTCGTTGCGTGAGGCAAGTGCCTCGATGCGGTGTTGCAGAAATTCCACCATTTGTGCGGCCCCATCTTGAGACCAATTCGTTCGGAATGTGTATTCCATAAAGTGAGTGTGTTGGTTAATGGTTCAAAGATATGTAAAAAATCAATACCACAAACATTCACCAAAAAAAATTACACGCCCTGTATTCTTTTCTATTTCAGAGTTTCTATATATGGAAACTTTTGTAACAAAACGAGCGGTGTCGTCCTGTACGCCTCCGTGCTTACGCAAACCATCCAAGGCAAACTTAATGGCCATAATACAGTTGTCGTTATCATAGCCGTAGTTATGTTCAAGGTTTACTACCAGTGAACTAAATTTGAATTGGTCGTATCCTGCTAATTGTTCCAGTACCTCGGCAACAAACTTGTCCTTGGCCTTCTTGCGGACAATCCAATGCTTTGACGAGTAGAACTGGTTTAGCGAAGGAACCTTGCCCAAGGTGACTTCTATGCGTGTGTCACAAACCACCCTCGCCGTAGCCACCCTCCGCTTTTTTGTTCCGCTGGTGCTTTAATTCACGTTGTAGGTGGATTATTGCTTTCTCAATGTCTTGCTCTAACGGGTTGTCTTGCTTCTTGCCAGCACGGAGCAAGTAGGCGATTGCAACTCCGAGGTTGTAGTTATCCTCTTGGAAGTCCAGTACCACGTCCATCGCTTCAATGCCCTTGTACTTGCCGATGTAGTATTTAGGTGCGCTCACTGGTCGAAGTGTTTTGTACCGTTCTCGAACGTGTTGTATTTGCGAATGTCTCTTGCTTCGTCAATAGACAAGTTGTAGTCACAAAATCCAAAATGATTCAAGAAGGCGTTGGTGTAGTCGTTCTTCAAACGACCCTGCTCGATAGCGAAGTATTTCATTCGCTTGGTGTTTCTATCTGTTCCCATATTGCAAACCTAAACAAGAATCGAATAGGTCTGACAAATGTTAAAAAGAAAAAAGTTTTCAACAAATGTCGGAGGTATGCTCCTAATGCTTATTTTTTACAACTAGTTAGTTAGTTAACTTAATAACTTACTTAACTAATAACTAACTTAACTAGTAAGTAAAGTTAGAACTTGACTAAAATTAAAAATAAAAGAAAATTTGCGTTTAGACGCATTTTATTAGTCAAGGTATATCAATGTACCAATTTTGGTAGAAAGTGCGTTAGAATGCAAATAAAGTACCTCTATCGCCTTAATAACACTATTAGCAGCATACCAACTGCAAACAGCATCAGGTACTTTTCGTAATTGCGGCTTCTGGGAGCCGTTACAGAGGTCTTTATGTATTTAGTCACTTGTACGGTGTCAGGTAAGCAAGTTGCGTTTACACGCACCGTATCAAAGTTCCTAACAATTTTTAGGCGTATGTTATCCTTTTGGACAACCACCGTATCAATATATTTTAGCGTAAGCGTGTCCCAAAGGTTTCGCTCTTTGGTTACAATAGTGGTATCAAACTTCGTTTGCCAGACGTTTGCTCCTTTCTTTACGGCTTGGCGCAAATGCCATTCGGCAGAGCAACTACCCAGAACAAGACTCACAATCAGGATTATCAATGCTGCAAGCAGGGGGTGTGGGTACGTCTTCGAGTTCATTAAGCCAGCTTTCAAAATTTGATGTACTTGGTTTTCCCATTTTTCTTTATTGCTTTTAATACTTCTCCTTTATTGTTGTTAACGTCGTACGCAACGTGAATCCACGCAGGTTGCTTGTCTGTACCAAACTCCCAGATGAGTTGCTTAAAATGCGCCTGCTTGCGTATGTAGGCGAATACTGCTGCCATATCCTCGCACTGAATGTCTGCCGCCTTTCCTTTTAGGTGGTCGCTTGTTGCTGAACCACCAACAGCCGCATTCACCTTATCGGAGCGATAGCCGCTTGTAACTTCAATAGGCCCGAACTTTTCTCGTGCTGGTTGCAGGACATATTGAACCAAGTATTTCAAATTGGTTATCGCTTCTTGGCTTGGCTTGTTCGGTAGGCCAGTTGAGGTCTCGGTGAACTCGCTCAAACTGAAATTTTCAGATAGCTTCATTTTTGATAAATTTTATGCAGTAACTCTAACTGGTTCCGAGTTAACGTGTCTTATATCGCACTTTTTGGTAGCAGGTTATCCCCTATATGGTACTTTATCTTCCCTGCCCTCGGTACTTCTTACTCGTCACCCCTTTGTTCGGGCTTTTGGTGTGCCTTCCGAGTTTTGGTTTTGACTTCTTTTGGAACTTCGTTTCCTGCTGCTTCGCCATCTCTGCTCATCATTAAAGCAAATCCACCCATCAGGAACGCACTAAACTCCGTTAGAGACGCTTTCTCGTACCAAACGAGAATACCTCCAAACGAAATTAAGATAAGCCCTATTACGGTTGTCTTTGGGTTTCTAAAAATTCTATCTATCATTCTTAATGTCACGGCTCCAACGCCACAAGGTGTAAACGAAGGAGGTTAGCATAACTACCATTCCCGCAATCTGGTGTACCTCGGCAATCGTTAGACCTCCAACGGCCAAAGACCAACTCGTTGCTACTGCGCTTGTACTATCGTGTTTCATTCCTCAATCGGGGCTGGTGGTTGGCAATAGGCGGCATCTGGGTTGGCAGCGCAGTATTCAGCAGCGTAAACTTCTTCCCATCCTGCAAAAATATGGATGCCACAAGGCGCAGGCCACACCACCGAATCAGCATAAGCGGCAAGCGGCTCGTTTTGCCAAAGGATGTCAACGGCATAGTTGGGATTCTCGGCAACGCAGACCTGCTCTCCTTGCTCGTTTGTTTCCCATTGGGTGCAGATATGCCCCAACTCAACTACGGCCACTACAAGCTCCGTATTCCACGTTGTTTCCGTAATGCCATCCAGTGAGGTGGTGGTCTTTTCTATTGCTTTTTTGGCTGTTGCCCAATCAGCAAACTCGTATTTGTTGAATGTCATAGTAAGTAAATAAATAATCCGCCCAAAAGTGTTGCAATCAAATCCTTGTAGTCAAATCCTCCGTATCTTATTTCGTCTATTAATTCCTTGCCTGCTGCTGCGATTAATACGAGCAACATACTTCCCGAAATAAGATAAAGCACCGCACCACCTACGAAGTGCAGTACCTTATCAAATGATGTCCAACTGCTCACAACGTGGTCAATTCTGCCAGTTGGGCGTTTGTTAGACGGGTCTTAAATAGGAGGGCTTGGGCAATTCCAAAAGCGTTAGCAGTTGGAGCATTAAAGTTAAGGTCTAAAATGTCGCACGTTGGCACGGTAGCCGAAGTGTCAGTTCCAACTTGAGTCCCGTTTACATACATAACAAAGTCGTTAAGCTTGTAAGCCATTGCCACCTTTGCAGTTTGTGGCGTATTTGCTATGTAGTTTATTGCCGTTTGCAAAACGCCATTGTCTACGGTTTCAAAACGAAGATTTCCAGCTTGGATACGCAAACCTAAATAATCGCTTACCGCTGCATCACGCAAAAGAATATATGAATTATCTACTGGTGCGTTTTTCAAATCTATTTCAACAAAAAAAGTCCCCTCCGTCTGCCCAATTAGCGAGCTTATGCCCGTCTTACTGGCAGCATCGGCCACACGGGTAACACTTGCGCCCAGCGTTGGAATGTAGCTGGTGGCGTAGGCTCCTGCTTCTACTTGGTAACCATAAACCAAAATTCCTTTTGTTGGGTCACCAATGTAGGGTGCTAAACTTAAAGCTGTGGAATTTGTCGTGCTTATCGAAATAGTTGCAGTAGTAGTTGCGCCTGCTGTATAAGATACCTCACAACGATACCACCCGTTGCCATAGTTTGTTATTTTAGAACCTACAACCGTGCCTAATGCCGTGCCTATTACTGTTCCAGTAGACAAATTAAATTTAACGGCAGCGGCCGTTCCCGTGCTAATGTAAATATAAATTAAATTTTGACCCGCTGATTTTACAAAGCAAGAGGCAGTGTAAACAGTTCCACTTGTTGCGCTAAAAGAACCTAAAATATCGTGGTAGGCATCTGCCGAAGTTTCCATTGCCCTGTCGGCATTTGTAGAGCCATCGGGTGAAGTGGCAAAATTTGCGGTTAATGTTATTTGATTTTTCGTCCAAGCCGCATTATCAAACTGCTCGGAGTACGTCACCAAGTTCGTCCGCTGGGGTTCCAGCAACAGACGAGGACAAGAACTACCTAAATAGTCAAGACGGGGTACGTTGCTCACTGGCCCAACTGATACGGCTGCGGTGGTGGTGGGTATGTAGTTTGTTGCGATGTCGCCTGCTTCTAATTGGTAGCCAAAAGCAATCAGCGTTCCCGTAGAACTTGTAGTAGAAAAACGAGTTGCGGCTAAAGAATCTACCGCTAGAATGAAAACGTGCGTACCAGTAGTTGAGGTGAATGACATTGAGCATCTGAACCAACCGTTTCCTGCTGCAACAATAGTTGCGGTGCTGCCAGTTGCACTTGCAGTTCCGTTTACTAAATCAAAATTGGCATAAAGTCCAGCATCCGAACCCAAAAGGAACTGAACGAACTGATTTGTTCCAGCCTTTAGGTAAGCACTTACCGTATAGTTACCATTAAATGAAAATGCTTGAATGACGTACTTCTGCGTAGTGCCACCCGTGAACGTAATGGTGTCAGCATTTACCGCACCATTTAAAGGGTTAGCAGTTGTGTTGGTGGCTACGGTGCAAGAGTTTGCACTCCAAGTAGTAGAGAAGTCTTGGCTCTGCAGAATAAGGTTCGTCCGCACCTTCTCAATAAGGCCGTCAGGGCCAACACGGGTAGCATCCGAAGCACGGGTAAAAGTCAAATCACCCGAACCATCGGTCGGCTTCTCTGCGTAAATCTTGCTTGTCTTGTATCCGCTTGGTATAACAACAAGCGAAGCATCTTCGTAAAAACTGGCCATTAGTTAAAGTTTAATTCGTCTATTGCATTTTCCAAACACTCAAAGCCCTCCACGATACCGCTATCCGCAAGGACACGAACCTCGTATGCCTCGGCATAGGTGTAGGCGTTATTAAAGCACGCAGGCACACCATCAGCGGGTAAGCTGCGGGTATTGTAGTCCTCGTCTCCCCAATCGGAGGAGCAGTAAATCTCGCCCCAGTTAATGTTATTTCCCATCTTTACTTAAATAACTGCGTAGTTTATTTATATTCTCCTGCTTTGGCTTATAGCACCCACGAAGACGCTCGGTTGTCTCGGTCTGGGTAGATGTCCTCGTTGACGTTTTCATTGTATTCGGGAAATTCGGTTGAATGGAAGGCCATATAGTCAATAAAGCGTTGTGCGTAGTATTGCGCAATCGTTCGCTCCTTCTCAACTAAATAGTCGATTTCAATTTTTTCTGCGTTTGTTGAGTTCTCGCTAATATGCTTAAATACGCCTCCGTTGGCAACGGTGTACGCTGCGAA